TCCACCGTGCTGTTCTAATGTTAAATGGCAAGGCGACATCGCCTTCATAAATGCCAACTTTTAGCGCACGGCTCCTTGAGAGCCATTTCCCTGGACCGAATATAGGAATCGTATTCGGTCTTTTTTTGTTCTATGATTTATATGGTATTTTTGAGGGTGGTTACGAAATTTCCCGAAAATATCCCGAAATCACTATATCCAATCTATACCATTACATATTCCTGACCGCGCGAATCGAGATACTTTTTAGTCATAGAAAGGTTTTTATGGCCGAGTAATCTTTGCGCAAAATCCTCTCCATTTTCCACTTGATATAGTCGGCTGGCAAGGCTTCTGATTTCATGAAATGTCGGTGGGTTAGGGCCAAATTTAATTCCGCTCATTTCACGCGCTTCTGCAAATGCACCTGTGAGCGCATCTGGTGAAACAGGACCAGGCTTTCTGCCGCCGCGGCGAACTGAAGAGTAAATCAGGCTGTCCGATGGGTTATCCTTCCGACACTCCTCTACGATCCTCTCCAGTGACATTCCCAGCTCTTTCAGCTCTAAATCCAGTGGCATCGCCAGCTTATGACCAGTCTTGCTTTGCGTCACAAACAGCCGCCCATCTCTGATAGCGCTGAAGGTCATTCGAGTTACATCTTCCCGACGCTGCCCGGTGAGCAGACCAATATTCATCGCGTTCTGCAGCCAACCTCCCATACTCTCCGCGGCCTTTCGGATAGCCAGAAATTGCTCAAGCAACAAGCGCTCACGCCTGACTTCAGGTGATGGGGTCCTGGTTGGTTCAACTGGATTCCTGTCGATAATGCCTTCAACAACTGCCTCGCGGAAAACATCCATCAGCAGCGATCGCAATGCAACTGCCATACTATGCTTGCCGCACTGAACATATGACTCCAGGAACACTGCAATATCACGCGTAGTGATTGAGGTCATAGCCATGCGGCCAAACTCAGTCTGAATGGTAAGCAGCTGATTGCTTCTTATCTTCATGGTGCTTGGCTTAAGACTGCGACGACCCAGGATGACGTCGTAGCGCTCAAGCCATTTACTCACTGTGAAATCAGGCGTCTCTTTAAGCCGATCGAGAAGGGCGGAGGGTAGGTAATTTTGCTCGATGTAGCTGTTCGCTTCGATGGCCTGGGCCACGGCATCCTTGCGGGGTATCTTACCCAGTGAAATCTCCTGACCGGTCACAGGATTTCGCCATGAGTAAATCTGCTTCGTTTTACGAAAAGTCAGGTTCCTTGGCAGATTAGCGTCGTACCGCTTTGGCCTGTTCGACATGTTTCAGTTTCTCCATCAGCGATCCCTTTTTCGGTGGCGATACGTATTCCGGCCTGCGTTTCATCATCTTCTTGCGCGGGTCAACGTACACCGAGTCCGGTTCGAGTTTGTATTCTTTTCCGTGAAGCTCCGGGCATGGGTAAATCCTGCCCTCCCTGACCCAGCGGCGTAGGGTTGATAAAGAGGGGGGCTGCGAATATGTTGCCGACGCCCACTCCTGAAGGTTCATTAACTTAGCCATAATTTCTCCTGCACGTTTTAACAGAACTTGATCGCAAACTAACGCAAGTTTTCATTCGGAGCGACTTCTGCTCCTTATCCACCTGACGCACATAGAACGCCAGCAAGCGCTTTGCTGGAAACGTATCAGGCGGCAGGGCGGTGATTGATTTGGCGTGTTTGTCGAGAAGTGATGTGATTATGCGGTCGTGTTCTTTCTTGGGCCTGCCGTTTATGGCTTTAATGATTTCGCTCCTGCACTTACGCGCTACAGCCCTTAGCACGTTTTCCTGTACCGGCGTCACGCAACCCTGCGGTGCTGCTTGGCGCGCTCAATGCGCTCGTAGTCTTCCCGGCATTCTGCTGAGCAAAAGCATCCTGCCGGCACCGCCTCTTCGCAGTAATAGCAGGCACCCTTATACTGCATTTTTGCGTGAGCCCGGTTAGCCAGGGAGATCTCAATCATCTGCTGCTCGCGTTCTGCGGCTTCGTCTACTGGGTCTGGAAAGTTCACCTTAACCTCCGGAATTTGGGCGTAAAAAAACCTGCCGTAGCAGGTCGTCTTTAATCAATATTTATTAACCCATTGGCTTAGGGTTGTATTTAAAAATAGCTTTCACTATATCTTCATCAGATGGGTCATCCCCACAGACACCAATTAAATACCCGCCTCTTTCTTGATAGACAGTTTTAACAATAAATGTAGCGCTATAACTACTGGAAGATAAGCGATTTCGGGATTCGTGGGGTTCTATGCTGGAGCTAAAAGTTACCTTTTCCACTCCGGGAACGACTTGCTTTTTCTTTCCATGATGCCCTGCACCGAATAACATAATATCATTCACTTTTGCCCATCCTCCTTCTGATAAACCGGGTCCGATGGACGCGAAAATCTTATCGTCTTTGCCACTCTTCCGTCTCGAACTTACTGAAAACTTTCCTGCAATCAACACACTTCCAGTCGCCGGTGTGCTGACCGATAATCCTGTCCTTGATGACCTTCTCTGAGCCGCATTTCGGGCATTTCTTCGGTTTAAAGTGGGCGGCCATCAATTATCCTCTTTAAAATAAACCAGGTCAGTGCCGCGCGGGAACTGCAGTGCAACGTTTCTTTAGTACTGCAGACACTCAATAAAGTATCCGCACTGGCTCCAAGACTACTGCAATTCCATTACCATAGCGATAAACGGCATGTTCGTACGCTCTTTGTAAGCGACACTTGTTATTTCCAGATTGACGCTAACCTTATAATCTTTTTCTTTACCGAGAGCTGAGATGTGTCGCAACAGATTAAATTCTTTTTAAATCAATAACTTATTTTGTGGCTTTCAGCCTTTCCCGCAAATCAGCCGGAGCAATATAATTGACTTCTCTACCAAATTTTATTGGAAGAAATATGTTCATCTCACAAAGTTCTTTTAAGAATTTTCTTGCGGTATTAGCACTTACGCCATAAGCATTTTGAACTGACTTAACTTTGAAAAGTCTGCCAGGTTCTTTAACCCCCTTTTTTATAAGGTCTTTTTGAATAAATCCAAGCTTATCTTTGTACTTGGAGTGCTCTAATATTTTCAGTATTTCATAAAATTCTTGGGTCTTAACTTTTAAATAATCCTGAAGGTCATCAAAAGCTTCAAGTATAACTTTTATTTGAAAATCAATGAAGTATGTTAAATCACCGCAATCTTTCTGAACGTATAAATATGAAAAACCATAGTCTTTAGCACGTTCTTTTATTATTTTGCTGATGGATATAAATTCAAATATATCATAACCGCTTTTCAGCATATACCAATAAAATATTGCTCTAGCAGTTCTTCCATTTCCATCCCGAAATGGATGCTCATATCCCATTAGAAAATGCAAAATGACCGCTTTTATAATGGGTGGGATGAACTTTGACCCTTCTTCGCCATCATGCTTAAAATTGGCAAAATGACAAATCTTTTCAAGTCTTTCTTCTAAGTCTTCAAAGTCAGGTGGGTAATAAAGTGGGTTTTCGTCATTCCCAATATAGATATCATTACTGCACCTAAATTCACCAGGGATGTTGTTGTTTTCTGATACTCCATAAGTAGCAACACTATGAAATTCAAGCATAAGATCTCTTGTTAAGGGTTCATGCTTTCTCCTATCAGCTAATCTTAAAAGCATATAATTATTGACTATCATTTTTTCGTCTGGAGTTTTAGGTGGTAGCTCCTCTTCCAGCATCTTTTTAGCATCGGCTCTCGTGGTTACCGCGCCCTCCAGCTGAGCACTAGTTATGGCCTCCTCCATAAGCAATGAAGACACAAGATAATTTTGTTGAACGTTGCTTGAAGCCTGGGAGCCCGCAATAGCTGCAACTTTTCCTGCCCCCAATTGTACGATTTTGTGTAATTTAGGCTCGAGGGAATCAGGCACACAGTAGTGAAATTCATGATCATTCTTATCATATAAACCAATTTCTTTTTTAGCTTGTTGCCGTGCAAACTTCACTGCCAGCCATATAAATTTCGCTGATTTACTTGGAACCCTCCACTTAAGCTGACTCCAGTGCAGATAGCGACCTTCATCATCGGTAATTCCGTGAGTACTGAGGTAAGGGATGATTTTTTCGAAGTCTGTGCTAGAAAAATCTAGCTCAGGTGCTTGTTCTACAGGATGTTTTGCCATGATAAATCATTTTCCTAATTTTGACTTTATCACAACTTTACTTTAAAAACGGGATTTAGCAAGGAATTTGAGTTGGCTTGTATTTGGAGAGACCTCAGGTAAGCCGAGTGCGTCCGAACTAGGTTTTTTGACAGATTTATAAACACATCAAAGAAGCCTATCATTATGGCTACACATCTGGTTTGCGATACAGCGACACTCCAATAGATTCAACAATTGGCTCAGGGAGCGGGCCTTCCAGCATCAGCCATGCTTTGCCAAGTCCCTGCTTCTCTTATGTGTTCATTCTCTAACCCCTTATGCCGCTCTCAGGCTCAATGCCGAGGCGAAAATATTCAGATAGCAGGCAACAAAAACCGCCCGGAGGCGGCTGTTTATAAGGAATTTAAAGGCGATTAAATACCCATGCGGTACTCTTCGTACGTACGAGGTTCCGAGTCGCCTTTTTTGCGGAAAACAAGCATCTCTTCCTTCCGATTCGTAACATACCCCAGTGTTTCTGTAAGCTGGCGTCGCAGAGTAGTAGGCATCTGAGGAATGGTTTTATCGGTGAGTCCATTCTCAATTTTATTCATGATTTCGAGAGCAAGGCTGATTTGCTCCTCATCAATCAGAATATTGACGCGATAACCCTCACGGGTCTCTTGCTCACTGCCTAACTGCCTGGTCAGTTTATCCACCTGAGCGGCATAATCGTCCAGTTGAGCCTGCACATCGGCGGGCATTTCACCTGTTTTTTCAACCAGCGCTTTAAGGGCATTGATGTTATCGATCGCCTGTTGCGCCAGGTCACTTGCAGTAATCATTTTGGTATCCTTTAAGAAAGGGTAAATCAGAAGTTCAGTGAGGTTAAAAGGCCGACTTTCATCGGCCTGAAAAGAGTCAGTTAACTGTTACGGGTGTTCGTACTGCTGAAAAGTACGCGGCACTGGGTCGCCAGGCTTGCGGAACATGGCGTTGTCGTCTTTGCGGCCTTTCAGATACATCAGGGTCTGCTTAGCCTGATACTGATCGGCTGGAGACAGGGAGCCAGCCGTACCTGCGTTAATCGCCACTACAACTTTGGTCAGAATTTCGATACCCCAGCCGACGGCTTCAGTGGTGTCCAGAATCGCAGAGCGATACAGGGTATTGAGGTCTTGCAGGTCTTCAAATTCCTGGTCGGTATGAGACATAATAAATCCTCTTTAAGTTGAGTGAGTTAGGCTGTGAATTCACTCAGCAACCTTACTATCACCACCTGATGAAAACCAGTAAAATACTGGTTATGCGTACAGTGTATTTGTGTCATAAATTTGGCTTAGTACCATCGTTAGCTTTGCTGCGCTCTTCCAGAAAACGTATCCGGCTGCGGCTGGCCCGTTGTCGAACAGATTCATATGAGCGGTTGAGTTGTCTGGCTATAAGTTTGGGTGGGATGGTTGCTGCGAGTTCTTTCAGAAGGCCTATCTCATCGGGGGACCAGCGACGGCCAAGAGTTAACTGATTGCCGCGACGCCGGTATTCAGGTGATTCCATGTTGTCTCCTGTTATTTGCTGAGTGCCTCTTCGATTTCTGCTTTACGAAGCAGATAAACATCAGTGGCCTTTTCCAGCGTTTCAGCCTCGCTTGCCAGCATGCGCGCCGCGTACTTATAGCAGCGGTCAAGCCCTGCAACGTTTTCAGCTTCAGCGGCTGCTGCGGTGAAATCAGCAAGCAGTTCATCCGGCGTGCGCACTGCTGTACTGGTGTTCGTCGCCGGGTTAATTTCGCGCTCGGGCTGCTGAGTTTCAGGCTTGCCCTCTTCGTCTTCCAGCTTCATTCCCTTCAGAAACTCACGGGTGCGGCGCTTCTGCTCACGCCACTCAGATACGGTCATGCTGCTGGCATAGGGGGTATGCTTTTTGCTGACGTTTGCCAGTGCGATTTGGAGATGTTCACGCCATGATGCGGCGACACGACGCAGCCTGCCTTTCCACCACTTTTCCGTCTGCATACGCAGGATTGCCGGAGTAACTTCCTCCGGGTCAAAAAGGCGCGATGTGACCTTTTCCCACAGTGGAGGCGTCTGGCTCAGCTCGCGGGTGATGGTGGCGGCGGTCATGTAAACGCGGTGCGTGTATTTGTAATCTGACTCGTCGCTGGCCTGCGTGTGTACCTGTACCAGCTCGGCGAGGATGAAATTAGCAACATCCCCGGCCAGTAGATCGACGTCGGCACGCGCCATGTCAGGCAGTCGGTTGAAGCGGCGCATCAGATTGAAAAGCTGACCACCTGCTATAGCCGTATTGTCACGCTCAGTGGCGTTACCGCCGAGTAAATTCAATGTGCTCCCCTTCATTACGCCGACACGATATTGAGCGTTAACGGTTTCAACTCGTGGCAATGTGCGCTCAACAAATGTCTTTGTTAAGTACGCATTAGCGCGGGCTGTTCCCTGTGTCTTTTCCAGATCACTAACACGGCGTTTAGCGTCGAGCTGTATCACAGTCGGCTGTTTTTCGAGTAGTTCCTGTGCACGCACTAAAGCCGCAATCATCTGACTGCGGCTGTGCATTTCCTCATAGGTGGGGTACGGGCTGGCGATGGCTTCCCGTGGAGCATTCCACGGGTAAGCAAATTCCTCATGCATCAGGAATTACCCTGCCGGTGTTTAATGCGCTGTTCCTCAATTTCCTGGCAGAAAAGGCAGCGAGTTACACCCAGATATGCGCGGCGGCGTTTTTCAGGAATTGGGGCATCACAGTCTTCACAAAATGAGGCGCTTACAGCAGGCGCGCGATTGACGATATTCGCGATATTGCGAGCCAGCATTTCGTCGGTGCGCTGCTGTACGATGTCCATTGAGTCAGCCATTAATGCGCCTCCTCAATCTGAGCATGGATTTTTTCCGCTTCTTGATTAAGCAGCTCGGCTGCTTCGACATGGGTTAATTCTTCCCGGCGAATTTTCGAGGCCAGGATGTTAAGGCGGGATATCATGAGATCAGCACGACCGCGGCGTTCTTCGCGACGCGCATCATTCAGCATCATATCGAGTTCGATATAGGAACCAGGCTTAGTGGTACCAGATAATTTATTCAGCATGTGATTTTCCTTTATTCAGGCAAAGTGAATCCCGGCGGGTTTACGCCAATTAATTGCTTTGGTTATTTAGTTTGAAAGAGTCATTCGTTTGGGAAACAAACTTACAACAGCTTTCAGGTGGTTCATTGCGCGAATCAGTGCGTTTCTTTCATCAGTAGTGAGATCATTAAAATCGGCTGAGTGCCGGTCTTTACCGATGTTTGCCAGAAAGAAAATGGCACTTAAAGCACGTTTGTTATCCTGATAATTGCTGTCAGTAACATCGCGCATTTCAGCAATAAAACGGGCTACATCTTTTTCGCAATTACTGCCCATCAGTTGAGCCCGAAGCAGAGCTACATGATTCAACGCGGCAACACGTTGACCGGCTGTCAGTTCGACCAGCATGGAATCGCCTTCGATAGCCATGATTAGCTCCTCTTGGGTAATGCCTGTGCTTTGACTTCTGAAGCTGACGGCGTTACTGGATTCCAGCGCTTACCGTTTTCTCCCATGATCCAGCCGTGTCCGTATGACATGGATGGGCTTTGGCGTTTAAGCCTTGCTGCCAATGAGATCATGACTAGCCCTCAACTTAAGCCAAATGATGCACCGATGCCGCTCATAGCATCGACAGTTGAGGACAGTGCCGGGTTCGCCTGAATTCGCGCCTGTACTGCCATTGCGGCCAGTGTTAAGCAGCGAATACCGCTATTAACATTTTGCAGAAGGCCACGTTTACAGTTGGCTGTCATAGGTTCTGTAGAGGTTGCGCCTGCTGCTAATTGGCCCACTTCTGCAGTAGCTTTCATGACATAAAGGGGAAATTTTTCATCAGCTACTTCGTTTACCGGCACACAGGGGAGGCACTGGATTTGCGCCAGCAGGCCATCAACCAACGTTGCATCCTCAGTGACATCGGTCAGGGCTAAAACCTCTAAGACGGTAAGCTGATGTGGCTGGTCTGGATTCAGCTTGTTACGCAACGTTTGCGCACGCATGCCGGACTGCTTAGCGACGTCTTCCATGTTGTGAGCTAACGCGAATTTGC